CTTGTAATCTTCTCACTTGAAAAGCCTGGTATGCTTGAACCCTTGCCGCTAATTAACCAATTTACAATACTTGTATAATCCTTTGGAGATACATATAAGCTTGCTCCCTCAGGATTATAGTTATAATCCCATATTAATTTTTTAGCATACATTAAATCTTTTACTATGTCAGCTGCATAACTTGCAGCATCCCACTGGTCTCCGCCCTGTGCAGTTGTTGCAAAAGTCTGTATATTGCTTGGACTTTGGCTTTCTGTCATAACATCCCATATATCACTATCAACAGCCTTAGTAATTGCAAGAGTTAAATCTCTTATTGTAGTTGCTAAAACATCTAAATCAGCTGTCTTGATGTCTCTCTCAGAAATAAATCCTTCTACTTTATACTCTTTAACATAACTTGTGTTTCTAGTCCATGACACTTCTAGAGTTGTAGGCACTGATAACGGGCTTGTATTAGAAATATAACTAGGAGCTGTAGCTGTTAGTGTTCCTGCAGTTTTCTGATACCATCTAATTTCGTCAGCACTGCAAGCACTTACCTGACAATCATTCTTAAAGACATAACTCTCTTCAGCAAAGCCTTTCGCCAGCTTGTCGATATCTAGTCCTCTAATCTCAGCTTGTTCTACTTTGTCAGCCATTTAATATCCTCCTATCATTACTTCAATAGTCTCGCTTGTTCCAGCAGCAGCAGTCTCTAAAGCCACTCCTAAAGGCGCAACTCCCGCGCTTATGTTTGGTGAACTCATAGCTCTAATAGTATTTGCTCCTGATAATTCAACTAAACTCCCTGCTGTAACAGCTCCGCTCGCTGTATGCAAATCAAAAATTCCTCTTCTAAAAACTGCTAATCTTGTAACGCCGTCAGATGCAATTTTCTCTCTAGCTGCAATACCAGCAAAAGCTGCTCCGCTTGTTGCGGCATGACTTCCTGACGCTGTTCTAGGGTCTGCTAAGGTCAGTAATGCTCCTTTCTCAATACCTGTAGCATTATCAACAACAAAATCAACAGGATTATCTACACGCACTTTTAAGACGGCTTCGTTTGTCATATTTTTTATAAAGCTTAAAACTTTATAAATCTTTTGATTTCTCTATTCTTTCTTTGGCTAAGTCTAAAACAGCCTTATGAAATTTCAATTGCTTCTCAACTGCCTCTAATTCTGTTTTAACCTTGTCTCTTATCTCTATCCAAAAGGCTTCTTCTTTGGTTGCAATCTTTATACCCAAATCATTCTTCTTTTTTTTCATCGTTAAGTTCTCCTGCAAGAGCTTTTTTAGAATATTCTGTTGGAGTTAATTCAGGTTTCTTGGTTTCAATCTGCTGTGCTGCATCTGTCTGCCCGCCTAAAACTCTCCTTGCTTCAAACTCCTCTTGTCTTGCTAATAATCTGCTCATTTCTTGATTGGCTTTTTCCAGCCTTTCTGCTGCAAGGTCTGCTCGTTCAATAAGAGAAGTAACTTTAAACTTATCCCCCTCTCCAGTATCTTCTGCTGGCTCTTGTTTTTCTTCTTTCTTTTCTTTTTGTTTTTCTTTCTCATCCATGTTTTTCACACCCCCTTACAATATTTCCTCCGCTTAATGCTCTCATCTCCTTAACAAAAGGATTAACCTGATTTTGAACTTCAATTTCTGTATCTATCAATTTGAATTTAAACCATGTCCATCCTAAGATAAAACAGAAAATTACCCATATTATTCCTATAAGCGTTGTTGTTTTAACATCTCCTGTTCCCCATCCAAACAATAAAAGAACATATTTAAAATAATTAGTCAAGCTAAATCCCTTGTCAAAATATGTTTTCCATAACAAAAACTTATAAGCTTTCGCATTTATTATTTTCGTCATATTTGTCCCCCTTTATTCCTATTGGATAACAGCTTACAAAGTCTCTTCTTACAATCCTCTTTAATCCGCTTTTATCTAAGGCGGGGAGTTTCTTGGCTCTTAATAGTTTCCTTAGAGCTCCTAATCTTAATTTATAAGGAAATTGCTGTTCTTTGATAGGAACATTACTATCCCAAATTGTATTCATAACTTCCTGCAGACATGGTTCAGGAAAAACAACTTCCCAAAGCTGTAAAGGTCTCATGGCTAATTGAACATATATCTTTTTTCCGTTCATCTCAATAGGAAAATATTGAGCGCTCATATCCTCAACAAACCTGTCAACTCTGTCCTTAATCCCCCGTGATATCATGTATAGATGCATTATATTCTAAATACCCCCTTACACAATTATCAATTCTATTCCTATAAGCCCATAATCCTGCTGCTATCAATCCCTCATTTACCTTTAATTCCATTCCTTGATGTTCTAACAAATATAAAGCCTTATTAGTGCACCAATTTAACGCAGAAATATAACCCCATGTATGTCCAATAAACAAGCCAACTAAAAAGAATATTATTGCTGTAATTATTATCTTATTTTCAAACATTCGTGAACTAACAGAAGTGCTTCTGTATTTCTCCTTATAATCTCTTTTAACTGCTTTTGAAATGTTACCCTGTCATAAAGCAGTGATGCTGTCCAAAGCCCTAATACTCCATAGTTTAAAAGTATTGTGTTAATTTCTATACTCATTTTTTCTTTTTTTTCTTTGGTTTTTTACACGGCATTATAATCCTAATTCAATTGGTCTTCTTGCTTCTTCAAAATTTACAGGCTCAATCAATCCTTGTGCTTCTAAATTTCTTGCTAAAGCTTGTAATTCATAAATATCTAATTCAGGCTCTAAGCCCTGTAATATAAATCCTCTTAATTCCCTGATATTTCCATTTATTGTGCTTAATTGGTCTGCTATATCTGCATTAATATCAAATATCTTTCCGTTCCATCTCATAGTAATATTAGCTATTTTACCCTCTTGTATCTGCTGTTCGTATTTTAAAATTTCATTTCTTGCATATTCTAACTGCTGTAATGATTTAACAGGGTCTCCTGCTCCTGTTTTAGCATCTGCTAAAATTGTATTACTCTCCTGCCCTATTGTATTTAATGCCTGCTGCTGCTCTTCTATAACTTCTGTCCTGCCTAAAAAACCTGCTATTCCCTCCCCTGTTTTCCAAAGCCCATACGCTCCTAATCCTAATTTAAGAACAGCTGACCCTATTTTTCCAGCACTTGATAAGGTTGTTCCAGCTTGAACAGCCCCTTTTAATCCTGAATAAAATATTCCCCCTGCTAACCAGCCTACGCCTACGGCTGCTGTCAAAGCTATTCCTGAAGCTATTCTTCTCGCTTCTGTTGTTGGTTCTGTTAATAATCTCCCTGCCTGTTCTGCTGCTGAACCTGCAAAATTAGGTCCAAATTGTCCCATAGTTGTTGGAATTCCTAAAATACTAGATACATCTCCTTTTGGAGTTTCTTCTGTCGGTTTAGTTTCAAACTCTATCCCTGCTGGCTGTTCAATATCTTCTCCTTTTAATATTCCAGCAGCTCTTAATTTCTCCATTCTTCTTCTATTAAATTCCTCAACACTTACAGAAGTCGGGCTTATATCTTTCAACTGCTCAACAGCCTGATTAGATGCCTCTTCATGTGATAATCCTTTAGATTTGAGTTTCTCTCTCTGCTTTACAAACTCAGCAGCTTCTCTCTGTCTCTGCTCATTTACAGGAGCAGTAACTCTTTTAGTCTTTTCTTCAAATTTTCCGGTTTCTTCATTAAAAGTCCTTTGAACTCTTTTTTTCTTGTCTCCTGTCTCTATTCTAATCCCTTTTTTTATAGCCATTATTCACTCCTTGTTATAGACGCTGTTGTCTCTGCTGGCTGTATTCCCACTTGTCCTGTATTCTTCTGTTCTTCTTCTTGCATCACTCCTGCAAGACTAGGCGGTCTATTGAATTTAACTTTAATTGCTAATTGGTTCCATAAATCCTGCTCTAATAGTGTCTGCTCTTCAACATAAACAGGTTCAAATGTCATGTATCCAACTTTACTTGCTGCTTCTGTGAAGTCTGCAGTATTTGCTATTGCCTTTGGAACTCCTAAGGCTTGATAGAAAAAACCCTCCAAATACCTAATCCATTCTATAAAAGGCTGTATTGGCGGGGTTGTAACATCTTCAAGGTTTGCTTCTCCTTTTTTAGCTGGTAATATCAATAATTCCCCGTCTTTTATGGCTTCTTTGTATTGGTCTCTTATTGTAGTCAATCTGCCTGTATCATCTGCATCAATATACATAACTCTTATAGTTGAACGATGGCTTATTCGTCTCCAATCTGTCATAGCCTCATTTCTTGCATCAATAACCCATTTAACAGCTTCAACAGAGCTAGTTCCGTGTATTTCATTAGCTATTCTATCGTTGCATAGATGAAGTATCTTGTCAGGTGTAAACTTTCTCTGTGTCTCTCCTTTCTTGTTAAGCTCTTCATATCTCCTAATCAGCCCTTTCTTATCAACAACAATCCTTATGTTAGATGGATTTAAGGGCTTTAAGTTGATTAAAGTCCCTGTATCCTCATTTCTTATTATCTCTGCAAAGGCATCACCATTAATTTTCTTAACTATGAGCATATTCGTTAATATGCTCTGAAAACTATCTTCTCCCCATCCGATTATGTTATCAAGCATTACTTTTGTTCTGTTGTCTGCATCAAATCCTCTCCCAACTGCCCATCTGGCCAGGGCTCTTATTGCCTCTTTTAATTCAGGGATTTTTTTATAATATCCCAAATATTCAGGCCAATTTTGGTTATCCCATGTTGTTTCGTTTATCTGAGCCTCATCTAGAGTGGCTGGAGTTACTTCATACTCAGGAACTCCCTCTTTCATCTGCGTTAATGTTGCGTTTTGTATTTTTGTATCCATTATATATCTATCCTAAAAGGCACTTGAAACAGCAGAATGCTGGATATTGCAGTTGTCATCCATGTTGTTCCAAAGTCAAATTTATCTTCAGTTTCATTTAGGGTTGTATATCTTGCTTTTGGGTCATGCCCATAAAAAAAATGAGCTGTTGCTGCTGCACTGACAGACGCATACATCTCTATTGTTAATCTTAAAAACTCCCCTGCCTTAAAATGAGTTCTTGGAATATCTACATCAATAGCCATTACTGCGGCTTCAGTTGTTCCTATATCGCTGTCTGTTGTTGCTAAGGTTGTGCTGGTATTGCTTGCTAATTCTGTCTCTGTTGTGCCGTCCCATTTCCTAACTTTGCAAATCACATAAATCCCCAAAGCAGCCCCATCACTTAGGGCATGATAACCAACAGGCACATTAATGATAGTTTCCCCCTCTATAATCTGAGGCTTCAGAAATTCTAAATCAAAATCTGTATCTGTCTGCAGTTCGTATCCGCTTGTTGTTGTAACATTTGCGGTTCCTGTTGCAACTCTGTCGCTCCAAAACTCATATGGAGACAGCTTTTTCTTATCTACACTTACACCAGCATACATATTTACAAATCCTGAGCCGCTCGCTAAGTCTGTATAATTATAGCTTGCAATTGCAGCTTCTTGCGATTTTCTATATAATCTAGGTGTAGGCATTTCTTATTTTATTGGGAAATTTATTTTTAAGCGTTATTTACAAAATCTTGAACTTTCTTGTCTGTTAATTCTTTAATAATCTTATTGGCTCTGTCATATAAAACATCTAGCATGGTTTGAGCCTCAACTCTTGATGTGTATCCTGACATGTCATAATTTATAAGATAAATTGCAGCCAAATTAGAACAAGCATCTTCAAGCAGATATTTAACATCAGCATTTAGAGACGCATAGTTATCAATCCAATTATATCTAGTCAGGCTGTTTATCAACGCTTCAGCCTGCAGAATAGAATAATCATAGTCAGCCTCTACTAGAGATGTGCTTACATTTGCCCCTGCTTTGAATAAAGCCGCTCCGCTTATACATAAAGTTCCCATTATTTGTCAGCTAATCGTTTAATTTGATTTGTCAGTTCAATAATAGCCTTAACCAAAATATACTCAGCATCATCTAACTCATATTCGTCTTTTTTAACTTTGGGTTTAAACTTTTCCATTCATATATAATAGATATTAAAGTTTTTATGCTTTTCCTTTTTAAACAGCCATGCAGCTCTTACTAAGGCTTCTGCAATATGGGTATAGTTTCCAAAAATCTTGACTTTTGTTAATCCTGCAACTTTCTTTAATTCCCACTGAACACTCTTTAAAGATGTGAATATTGCATCATCATCTAAGAGCAGTATTTCTTTCTTCTCCATCATGCCTAATAGATTATCATACATATCTTCTTTGAATATTCTTTGTTTATGTTTTCCGTCTCTGTCCAAGCTTATAGCTCTGTTATTCATAGATATTGTTTTTCTTCTTGTTATTGGGTTGGTTATTAGTCTGTCAAAGATGCCTACCCCTAGGGACCCGCTTCCTGCATCTATTCCAATCTTTTTTAAGTTGTAGATATTGTTAAATCTTAGGATGTTGGCTTCGGTTTGGGTTGTCAGCTGTTTCTTCATGGCTTGGTTCTCAATCTGAAATGCTTTGTCCTGTTTTTCCTCAAGAATAGCATAAGCAGTCTCATCATCTCCCAATCTCGCTATATCAACTCCCATATATTTGGGGTGTTTGTGGTTTATTGTATCAGGTCTCTTTAGAATGCAGATAATTGATAAGAGTTCGTCAGGGAAGAACTGCCTCAAGTCCTCTAGGAACAATCCTAAATATTCCTGTCCATATTGAAGCTCTGTCATATCTCTCTTCTCTTCTTCTAAGAATTGTTTGGCTGCATCTGATTGTGCTTTAGTCCATGTGTCTGTTATTGGCCTCTCTTTGATTACCTTTTCGCTTGAGATATGGAAGACTTTGAACCTGTTGTTCTTGTTTTGGTAGGATTCATAGAAATATCCCTGTTTTCCGTGAGGGGTTGAACACATCCAAATCTTTCCCTCTGTTGTTAATAGGGTTGGTTTGGCTGATGTGAATGTCATCTCGTTCATTCTGGATGCTTCATCAATTATTAATATATCTCCTGTAAATCCTCTAACAGAGTCTCCTGTTATTCCTACTGGTCTTGCTATTGCTCTGCTCTTGTTAGTAAATGCAATTCTTGTCTGGGTGGGTTTGTTCTTTCCCTTTGCTATCTGTTTCTTATAGTGTTCTTCTGCATAAGAGAGCATCATGGAGATTATTAGCTTTGCTTGGTCTTCTGTTAGGCTTACGACTAGAATCTGGGTGTTGGGGTGTTTAATCATGTATTCAACGCTCTTTATAGCAAAGATGGTTGTTTTTCCAACTTGTCTTCCTGTGCAGAGGAGGAGATTTCCGTCATGGTTGAGTATCTCTTTTTGCCAATCGTCAAGATGGATGTTTTTCATTAGGATAGGATGTTCTATATATTATATAAAATTTTTGTCAGTCGGGATAGGCGAAAAATTTCTATTAAACCCCAAACGCCGACACCCCTTAATTTTCCACAGGAAACAGAGGTATAGCTCTATTCCCCTACTTCTGCGCGCTTAAAACTTTTAAGCGTTGCTAGTAACTTTTAAGCGCGAGTTATTCGGTGTACCGAATAACTGGTTTCCTTTATAAACCTTTCGGTTTTGGCTTTAAGGGGCTGAAACCCCAAAATTCAGGGGTTTCAGAAAATCAAAAATAAAAACAAAGGTTCGCATAATCTAGAGTTCCATAGGAAATGAAGGTTGGGTATCCATATTCAGAAGTTATTTGCTCATATCTCCTGCGCTAAAGCGCCAGAATGTCATGGGAGATATGAGCTCGCGGGGGGTGGTGGCGGGGGGTTACTTTCCACGAACCCGCCAAAAAATCAAGAAAAAAGAGATAGCTAAACCCTAAGGGTTTAGAGTAATTAATCTTGATAAATGTTTGGGTAATGGTGAGTGGAAAGTAATGATAATAAAGTTTATATACTAGATAATACTTAATATAATGAGTTAAACAAGTGATAATTACTCTACTAATAGTGAGCTATGTATATCTAATCTAATGATAGTATGTCTCTATCTAAAATAAAGCAAGTGTTACGGATTAATAACTCAGAGTAGAGGTAATTCTATTAATCCTAAGTAAATAAGTAATAATTCAAAGAAATTAGGTATAGGGTTAGATGGTTCTTGATATATACATCACACATATCTT